GAAGATCTCTTAACTTAATGTTTGCTGATTGGTCTAACAGAGGGGTTAATCTTTGGACAGTACGTTCTGCTACTCAAGCTTTAACACAAGGTACTTCGGCTTACACTTTGAACAAACACACTGTTGACATATTACAGATTGTTCTTAATCGAGATGGCACGGACTACGAGATGGATCAAATTAGTAGGGCTAATTACGCTACTATACCTCAAAAGACTACTCAAGGAAGACCTAGTCAATATTATTTTGAGAGGAAGATTGCTCCCATTATAAATGTTTGGGCTACTCCAGAGAACTCAACAGATACATTGACGTATTATTACATTCAACAAATGGAAGATGCAGATTATCTGTATAACAATGTGGAGGCTCCCTTACGTTTTTATCCTTGTATGGTAGCGGGACTCGCATATTATATGGCTATGAAACGAGCACCAGATAGATTGCAAATATTAAAATCTGTTTACGAGGAAGAGTTTGCTAGAGCTTCTGACATGGACCAAGACTTCTTAGATCTTGCTTTGAGACCCAGTGGTAGTTATTTGAGGGCAAATTAATGGCATACGCAAGTGGTAAAAAAGCTTGGGGCATTTCCGATAGGTCTGGTTGGAGATACCGTTTAAATACTATGCGGGTAGAATGGACAGGTGCTAAAGTAGGACCCGATGAGTGGGAAGCAAAACAGCCTCAATTAAATCCTCCTCCAGTGACTCCAGATCCTCAAGCACTGCGAGATCCTAGACCTCAATCGAACCTAACAGCAGAAAGAGTTATACAATATGGGTGGAATCCTGTAGGTATGGCAAGTAATGACGGGTTAACTCCTAACGATCTCCCTGGAACGGGAGAGATAGGAACTGTAACGGTGGTGATAACATGAGTTTTACATATGCAGAATTAAAGACAGCAATACAACAGTATACAGACAATACGGAGACGAGCTTTGTCGAAAACCTCCCTACATTTATTAAAACAGTAGAGGAACGGCTTTTAAAGTCGGTAGATCTTACGGACTTTAGAAAAAATGTAACGGGTACTCTACAAGCAAACAGTCAGTTTCTTGCTGTACCTTCTGATTATTTAGCCTCTTTTAGTTTATCGGCTCAATTTGACGGCACAATATCGGGTGTATCTATTACTCCTAAGACATTCTTATTGCAAAAGGATGTAAACTTTATTCAAACATATACTCCAGCTCCTCAAGATACAACAGCGTCTCTCTTACAAGTAGGAAGACCTTCGTACTATGCGATCTTTGATAAGGATAACTTCGTCGTTGCACCTGTGCCTGATGATAAGTATAAAATGGAGCTTCATTATTTCTATAGACCACAAAGTTTAACCGCACTTGCGGACTCAGGAACAACTTGGTTAAGTGAGAATGCTCCAAACGCAATGTTATTTGGAAGCCTAGTGGAGGCTACTGTTTATATGAAAGGTGAGCCAGATATAATGCAGATGTATAATGAAAGATTTTCGGAATCGGTTGCTAGGTTAAAAGATTATGCCGAAGCTAGAGAGAATTCAGACGCATACCGAAGAGGGTTACCTGAGAGACGTAGGTCATGAAACTAGCTATCGTTGGATTAGGTGGGAGTTATTCCGATTATATAGCCGCTAGAATACGCTCAGAGCATTTCGATGAAGTCTGGGGTATTAACTGCGTGGGTGGTATTATTCATGTTGATAAAACTATAATGATGGACCCCGTATCACGGTTCTTGGATTCAGAGGACGCGGGGTCTCAAACAGGGATAGCAAGAAAGTTCTTAGAAAAGAATACTAAACCTATTATTACTTGTGAGATGGATGATCGAGTAAAACATTTAGAACTTTACCCGTTAGAGGCAGTAATTAAAGATTTAAACATCTGTTATTTCAACAATACGGTCCCTTATGCAATTGCGTATGCTATTTATTATGGAGCAAAAACTCTTTGCCTATATGGATTGGATTACACTTACCGAAACGTAGGTATGGCAGAAGCAGGGAGAGCTTGCACTGAGTTTTGGTGCGCTATAGCAACATCAAAGGGCATAAAAATAGAAGTCGCACATAGTTCTGGACTTTTAGACACAAACGTGCCTGAGAACGAAAAGCTTTATGGGTATCACAGATTGGAAGATCCTTTAGTGCAGTCGTATAAAAGTGGAGGGTTATTAATAACTCGGCAGTCTAAGGTGGAGCCACCAGAGCCGTTGGATCAAGATCCAATAATCTTTGGAAGACACGATCACAAACACATGAATGGGGGAGAAGCAAGAAATGTTTAGTGTAAATGGGGGAATTGAGACAGGTTTTGTTAATGTAGTTGCGTCGAACAATGGCGGACTCAGTAACGATCAAATTTCAGAGATGGCTACTAATAAGATAGTTGCTGTGTCGGAAACAGCACCGGAACCAATTAGGCAACAAGCGCAAGCTTTTTCTGATACTGTACGAAATGTCGTGCATTATCATATAGAGTTGGCTAGACGTGAGGAACGTGCTACTATAGCCCATAAACTAAGAGAGGCTGGTCACCCCGACTTGGCTGATACTATAAGGAGATTATAAGATGGCAATCACACAAGCAATGTGTACAACATTCAAAAAAGAACTTATGACGGCAACGCATAATTTTGCTACTAACGGCAACGCTTTTAATTTGGCGTTGTATGCTATTGGCAGTGGTGGCAAATCAAGCACAACTGCAACTCTAGGCGCGGCTACTACGGTGCTTGTGACTACTGGAGAAGTAGCTTCAAGCGGGTCGTATGTTACAGGTGGAGCAGCTCTTACTAAAGTGGCTCCGTCCAATGTAGGAACGACAGGCATAACTGATTTTGGAAACATAAGTTTTACAACAGCTAGTATTACAGCAAGAGGCGCATTGATTTATAATGACACCAACGGTAATAAAGCAGTAGCTGTATTGGATTTTGGATCAAACAAAACTTCTACGTCTGGAACCTTTACAATACAGTTTCCAACTGCGGATGCTTCGAACGCAATTATCCGCATAGCTTAACGGGGTAACTCATGGCTATTATAACAGGTTGGGGACGAGGTACTTGGGGTCAAGGTCCTTGGGACCAAGCTATACCTGTTGTTGTAACTGGCGTTGCTGGAACCAGCGCAGTTGGTAGTGTAAGTCTTGTAGCAAGTGCTTTAGTTCAACCCACTGGCGTTGCTGGGACTAGCGCAGTCGGCAATGAAAACGTTGTAACAGACGTCATCGTCCTTGAAGACGGCGTTGTAGGTACAGGTGCCGTTGGTAGTGTAAGTCTTGTAGCAAGTGCTTTAGTTTCACCTACTGGAGTGGCTGGGACTAGCGCAGTTGGAAGTGTTACTGTTGTTCCGTCCATTGAAGTTCTTGCAACGGGTGTTGCTGGAACTAGCGCAGTTGGAACTGTCACGGTTATTCCATCGATTGAAGTTTCGGTTACTGGCGTTGCTGGGACTAGCGCAGTTGGTAACGAAAACGTTATAATAGATGCCATAGTTCTTGAAGACGGCGTAGTTGGAACTGGAGCGGTTGGTAATGAAACTATTGTAACAGATGTTACAATTCAAATTGCTGCGGCGGTCGGTGCAACAGGCGCAATTGGTAATGAAACTGTTGAAACTGTTGTAACAGTTATCCCCGCAGGAGTGGCTGCAACCAGCGCAGTTGGAAGTGTAAGTCTTGTAGCAAGTGCTTTAGCCTTACCCACTGGCGTTGCTGGAGTTGGCGCAATTGGCAATGAAAACGTTATAATAGATGCCATAGTTCAACCCACTGGCGTTGCTGGAACAGGCGCAATTGGCGAAGAAAACGTGTGGTCTATAATTAGTCCTTCACAAGACCCTAGTTGGAATGCTATAAGTACATCACAAGATCCTAGTTGGAATGCTATAAGTATATCACAAGACCCTAGTTGGACAGACATAGCGGCATAAGGAGAACGACATGACGATAACATATGTAAACAATCTCAGGTTCTCTGAAATGGCGGACGGAGATAATTCAGGCACCTGGGGCGGTGTAACAAACACAAACTTAGAAATAGTTGGTCAGGCAACTGCTTGGGGAACTAGGGCAATTGCAAATGCTTCTACTGACAACATCACAATTGCCGATGGCGCGTTGGACGCGGATAGGTGTCTTGGGTTAAAACTCACAGGTGGCGGTCAGGCTTGCACGGTCACTCTTCTGCCTAACACAAGTTCAAAAACTTGGATTATGTATAATGCAACATCAGCGGCTTTAACTTTTACATGTGGCAGTGGGGCAAATGTTATTATTCCAGCAGGGCATACTAAGGTTATTGCAACGGATGGTCTAGGTTCTGGAGGTGTAGTACATGATTTACTTACGAATGTTTCTTTTAATGGGCCAACTAGCACGCCCACCGCAGGAACGTCCAACTATATAGCAGGTGTCAACGCAGGTAACTCAATAGAATCTGGCGGTAACTACAACGTGGCTGTTGGTGACGAAGCTGGTACAGCTATTACTACTGGTGATGATAATACGCTTATTGGGTATAATTCAGGAACAGCAGTAACTACAGGACAATTTAACACTCTCATAGGAGCAGACTCAGGGGATGCTATTACAACAAGCAGTTACAATACAGCCATTGGTTGGGACTCTTTAGGTGTTAATACTTCAGGTGAAGTTCAAACTGCTCTTGGTGTTAGTACTTTACGAGCAAATACCACTGGAACTCAAAACACAGCAGTCGGTGGTAACGCAATGTATGCAAACACTGAAGGTGATAATAATGTAGCTGTTGGACATAATGCCTTAGATGCAAATACCACAGCAGATAACAACACAGCAGTTGGTAAAGATGCACTAAGTGCAAACACCACAGGTGCTTTAAATGTAGCAGTAGGTTCTATTTCATTAGACGCAAATACTACAGGTACTTATGGTGTAGCAATTGGTCATAGTGCTTTAGGTTCAAACACTACGGCTGATGGAAATACAGCAGTAGGTTATAATTCTTTTGGAGCTAACACTACAGGGACTTCTAATGTAGGTCTTGGTATGAGTGCTGGGTCTGCTAATACTACAGGTGCTAGTAACGTAGCCGTTGGTAAAGACGCTTTAGACGCAAACACTACAGGTGCTGATAACACCGCTGTTGGAACATCAGCTCTTGGTGCAAATACCACAGCCGCTAATAATTCTGCCTTTGGTGCTACTAGCCTAGACGCTAATACTACTGGAACACAGAATAGTGCGTTTGGTACTAACGCTTTAACTGCTAATACAACGGCCAGTTATAATTCATCATTTGGAACATCTTCTCTTGCCGCTAACACTACAGGTCAACAGAATAATGCTTTTGGCCGTTTAGCTTTAACAACAAACACTACTGGTAATCAGAATAGCGCATTTGGTAATGGTGCGCTACAAGCTAACACGACTGCGTCTGACAACACAGCCGTTGGACATAATGCTTTAGACACAAACACTACAGGTGCTAACAACACAGCCGTGGGTAGTATAGCTTTAGGAGCTAACACTACAGCTAGTGACAATACATCTGTTGGTGCTGGTTCTATGGATGCTAACACCACAGGCACATTTAATTCTGCTCTAGGAAGTGAAGCACTAGGGGCTAACACCACAGGAGATTCAAATGTTGCTATTGGCGTAAGTGCTTTAGCCGCAAACACTACAGCGGATAACAACACAGCCGTTGGTAGAGATGCTTTAATAGCTAACACTACAGGGTATGAAAATGTAGCAGTGGGTAAAGCTGCTTTATCTGCGTGTACAGAGGGGTTTGAGAATACGGGTATAGGTCATAACGCTGGAGCAGGAATTACGACAGGAGATAACAATACATTTATGGGCAATGCATCAGGGCAAGCTACAACAACAGCAAATGGTAATACTGCTGTAGGAAATGCTGCTTTGGCTTCTAATACAACTGGTGCTGATAACACAGCCGTTGGTAGAGCTGCATTAGATGCTAACACTACAGCAGCTAGTAACACAGGATTAGGCAATTCTGCTGGTTCAAGAATCACTACAGGAAGTGAAAATGTATGCCTTGGCAACAGGGCAGGTGTTGGATTTACTACAGGTTCACAGAACAATATTATGGGAGACAATGCGTGTGCTAACGGAACAATAACTGGTAGTAATAATGTAGTTATTGGAGACAATGCAGCTATACCAGCAACAGGTACTTTTTCGAATAATACTATTGTTGGAGGTAATTGTGCTGCAAGTATAACTACAGGTGCTAATAATTTACTTTTAGGTATTACTACAGGCGCTACTGGTCAGCCCGGTGGGCAAATAACAACAGGTAGTAATCAGGTAGTTCTTGGCAATTCAAGTATACAAAACGCCCATATACAAGTTGATTGGACAGTAGCTTCAGACAAACGAGATAAGACAGATGTAGAGCCAGTTAAGATGGGCTTAGACTTTGTTAAAGAACTAGAGCCTGTTACATATCGTTGGGATAAAAGAAGTAAGTATGTAGATTTATCAGATGATACTGTAGACTTAGATGCCGTTGTACATGACGGAACACATAAAGAAGATTGGTCTGACATAGGTTTCTTGGCACAAGACGTAGAAGTTCTTGAAGAAAAATACGGCCATAAGATGGCGGATAAAACTAACCTCACAACTAACCTTACAGAAGACGGTAAGCAGTATGGCATCCAGTACAGCAAGTTTGTACCAATACTCGTAAAAGCAATGCAGGAACTATCAACCAAGCTAGATGCGGCACTAGCTCGTATCGAAGAACTAGAAGGATAAACTAAAATGGCAGACAGAACAGACGCAGAACTACTACAAGACTTTACAGCAATGGGTCACTCCATAGCACTCATTACAGATGTAATAGCTGGAAACGCTATGGCTGACTATATAGCCGCAGATAGACAAGCCTGTGTAGACAGAAATGTTGAGCATCTTGTACTAATGAAAGCTAAATCAGACTGGGGTAGTGAATCTATGACGGCTACTACTAATGCTATCAGCGCAGGTAACGGTTACACCGCATCTTAGAGGAATAAAATGCCTTTAACCAAGTTACAGTTTAAACCGGGAATTAACCGAGACATAACTTCGTACTCTAACGAGGGCGGCTGGATTGATTCTGAGAAGATTAGGTTTCGGTTGGGTTTTCCTGAAAAGATAGGTGGTTGGATAAAGTTTTCTGCTGCTACTTTTTTAGGAACGTGTAGAGCACTACATGCTTTTGTATCTCTAGGCGGCGCAAAATATTTAGGTATGGGCACTAATTTAAAATATTATGTGGAATTAGGAACTGCGTATAGTGACATAACTCCTATTAGAAAAACAAGCACGAACTCTATTACGTTTGCAAAAGTCGCCGATGGATCTCCTCTTATTACCGTAACGGACAGTAGTAACGGTTCGGTTGAAAATGATTTCGTTACTTTTTCGGGAGCAGTTAGTCTTGGTGGTGTGATTACGGCGGCTGTTTTAAATCAAGAGTATCAAATAGTTTCTGTAACGAATGGCAATGTATATGTTATTTCTGCAAAAGATATCTCTGGAGACACCGTAAATGCTAACTCAAGTGATACTGGAAATGGCGGAAGTGGTGTGGATGGTCTGTACCAAATAAACGTAGGCCTAGATACCGAGGTTGGAGGCACAGGATGGGGTGCTGGAGTATGGAGTCGCGGCACATGGGGATCTGGTACGGATCTATCTACTGTGTCAGAATTAAGACTTTGGAGCCATGATAACTACGGAGAAGACCTGCTTATAAACCCTAGAGATGGTGGTGTTTTTTATTGGGATTCGTCTCAAGGAACCACTGTTAGGGCGGTGGAAATTGGAGCAATTAATGGTGCTTCTGACACTCCTACTGTGGCAAAACAGATCATGGTTTCGGATAATAATCGACATGTTATTGCTTTTGGCACTAATACAATTGGTACCTTAACTCAAGATCCCTTACTAATAAGGTTTTCTGACCAAGAAAATTATTTAGATTGGACTCCTACGGCTATTAACGGTGCAGGGGATTTAAGAATAGGCTCTGGTTCAAACTTTGTGTGTGCTGTGGAAACCAAACGAGAGATATTAATTTGGACGAATAGTGGTGTACACTCAATGAGATATTTAGGAGCACCTTTTTCTTTTGGCATCCAACCTTTAGCTACTGGCATTACTATTATGGGGCCTAACGCAATAGCGGCGGTTAATGATCTTGTTTTCTGGATGGGTAAGGACAGCTTTTACATTTATGAGGGTCAGACTAAACAATTAAACTGCACCGTTAAAGAAGAAGTGTTTGGTAATTTTAACTCTAGTCAATCAACAAAAGTATGTGCAGGTATAAACTCAGAGTTCAATGAAGTCATTTGGTTTTTTTGCTCTAACGACAATTCAGTGGCTAATGGCGGTACAGGTGAAAACGATAAGTACGTTATCTATAACTACGCTGAACAAATTTGGTACTATGGAACGCTATCACGAACAGTGTTTTTAGATCGTGGGTTACAAGAGTTCCCAACAGCCGCATCGGCGGGCTATTTATATAATCACGAAGTAGGATGTGATGACGACGGTGCGGCGATGTCTTCTAGCTTAGAGTCAAGTCCTGTTGATGCTGGAGAAGGGGACAAATTCGTTTCTATTAACAAAATCATTCCTGATTTCATGTTCAATGGTTCCACTGTTGATGCACCTTCCGTAGATATGACCATGAGTATGAAGAACTACCCTGGTAGTTCTTATGGGCAAGCAGAAACAAATTCTGTAGCTTTAACGGGGAGTTCCACTACAACAGTGCCCTTTGAACAATTTACAGAGAAAGCAGACATTAGATTGAGAGGAAGATCTTGGGCGGTAAAAGTTTCTTCTACTGGGCAAGGTGTGCAGTGGCGTTTAGGTAGCCCTAGAATCAACCTAAGACCAGATGGACGAAGGTAATGGCTGGGACAATAATAGGATTTCCTAGGTTACCTACTCCTCCGCAAGACGTAACCGTTCAATATCTTAACGATTTGGTTAGGGCTCTTGAAACTGTTATTGAAAACTTACAGAACCCTGGACCACAACGAGGAACCACACAAACTCTTACAACATTGCAAAATGGAAACGATGTAGGGTTGGAACCAGGAGCTCTTTGGGTTAGCCAAGCGGCAAGATTAGATGCTGTTAATGGGGTTATAAGCACCCTTACAGATCAGGATGGGTATGTTAGAGTAACCTTATTAAATGTAAGTTGTTGTTCTGGAGTAGTTGGAACTGGTGCAATAGGAACAGTAACAGTTGCTGTTTCATAAAAAAACAGTTAAACTACACAAGAAAAATGAAGGGTGATTTGTCATGGGTGTTTTCAAAGATCTACTAGGTTCAGGAATCGGTGCTATAATTGGTGGT